AAGCGTTGATTCAAATATTGATGCAGCCTTAATGGACCTTGAAGAAGGTTTTAATGATAAGGCAACTCAACAAACATTACGAAACATTGCTAAAAGGTTATTCGAACTTCGAGAAATTCTTGAAGTCAATGTTGTTATGCATAAAGATGCCAAATATCTTGTCGTTGATGACGGCGTTGATGATGAAGAAGTGCAAGCGGTTGAATAAACCGCTTGACTTTTATTTGACTATACAGTATAATCATACTGTGGTAAATGATAAGGTATATTATGGATTGGTTGATTCAAAAATACATTGGTTTTCTTGGACCTAGACTTGAGAAGTTTAAACGAAAAGGACCAACCCTTTATAACTTCAGATGTCCTATCTGTGGTGACTCTGATACAAATAAATCAAAAGCACGAGGATATCTATATGAGGTAAAGGGTAAGATGTCCTTTCATTGTCACAATTGTGGCGCTGGGATGTCAGCTCAGAACTTTATTAAAACAGTTGACCAAACCCTTTACAATGAGATGAAACTTGAGGCTCTAAAAGAATCTCAAACTCCTGATCAACGCGAATACGAAGAATTTGTTTCAAAAATGAAAACGCCAGTGTTCCTAAAGTCTGGGCCACTGAAAGGGTTGAAGAAAGTAAGCCAGCTTAAACATTTCGATCCTGTTAAAAAGTTTGTAGACTCTCGTAAAATCCCAACGTTCTATCATTCTCGTATGTTTGCTTGTCCGAATTTTATGAGGTTTACCAATAACCTGTTGCCTAACAAGTTTAGTAAAGAAGCATTGGCGAATGACGAACTCCGGCTTCTCATTCCGTTCTTTGATAAAGAGAAAAACGTATTCGCTTACCAAGGGCGTTCGTTGAGGAAAAAGACTGAAGTAAAGTATATCACAATTATTCTAAACGGAGATATTCCTAAGATTTATGGCTTAGACACAGTTGATGAAAAGGAACGAATCTATGTCTTTGAAGGGCCAATTGACTCTATGTTTGTCCCAAATAGCGTTGCTGTTGCGGGTGGTGATCTCTTAAGTGCTGGTAAAGAAATTGACCCTAAGACTTCAGTGCTAGTATTTGATAACGAACCAAGGTCTAGAGAAACTAATAAGAAAATTGAGAAAGCTATATACAACGGTCGGCGAGTTTGTATCTGGCCTGAGAATCTAGAACATAAAGATATTAATGATATGGTGTTAGCTGATATGACGCCAGACTTTATCAAACATATTATTGACACTCACACTTATCAAGATCTATCTGCCAAGTTGGCACTAACTAAATGGAGTAAAGTATGAAAGCAAAGTTAATATTTCCAAAAGAAGGTGATGTGTGTGATATTATTGGAGTGGACGACGCTCTTGAATTTATAGCATATTGTGCTAGGGTTTCAAATCCAGATAACCAAATGAACAGCAAGACAAGCGAAGGGTTAATTCGGTATCTAATTGAACACAAGCACTGGAGTCCTTTTGAAATGTTGAGTGCAACCGTTGAAGTAGAAACTACAAGGGATATTGCAAGACAACTTCTACGTCACAGGTCTTTCAGTTTTCAGGAATTCAGTCAGCGTTATGCTAATCCGACAGAAAGCCTTAGTTTTGAAATTCGTGAAGCAAGGCTACAGGATACAAAAAATAGGCAAAACAGTATTGAGGTAGACGATCCTGAATTACAGAAGGCTTGGGCCGCTAAACAGCAACAGATTATTCATGAATGTCGGATGGCATATAAATGGGCCATTGATAATGGCATTGCCAAAGAGCAGGCAAGAGCTGTCCTACCGGAAGGAAACACGGTTTCTAGATTATATGTCCACGGAACAATAAGATCGTGGATACACTATATAGAATTACGTTCTGGAAACGGAACACAAAAGGAACACATCCTATTGGCAAAAGAGATTGCACGCGCTATTAGTCGATTGTTCCCTATGATAGACGAATTTGTAGAGGAATAAAATGCTTCAAGTAACAAAAAGAAACGGGACCAAAGAACCACTAGACCTTTCTAAGTTTCATAAGGTTGTAGAGTGGGCTTGTGAAGGTGTTACAGGCGTCTCTGAATCAGAGATTGAAATTAACTCTCACATCCAATTTTATAACAATATTAAAACTTCAGATATTCAAGAAACTCTGATTAAAGCTGCTGCTGAACTTATTACTGTAGAAACTCCAAACTATCAGTATGTTGCTGGACGCTTGATTAACTATCATCTTCGTAAACAGGTGTATAATGGATATGGTGTACCTAGTCTAGCAGAACATATTGAGAGTAATATTGTTCGTGGATATTACGAACCTGGCCTACATAAGTGGTATACTAAAGAAGAAGTTGATAAGATTGATACATTCATTGACCATGATCGCGATTATAATATTGCATACGTTGGCATGGAGCAATTCCGTGGTAAGTATCTCGTAAAGAACCGTGTTACTGGAGAAATCTTTGAGACGCCCCAGATGGCATATATTCTTATCGCCATGACTCTATTTCATAACTCAGAAGATCGTATGAAATGGATTAAAGAGTTTTATGACGCGGTTTCAAACTTTGAAATTTCTCTACCAACTCCTATTATGGCTGGTCTACGCACCCCGCAAAAACAATTTAGTTCCTGCGTTCTTGTAGAAACCGATGACTCACTTGACTCTATTAATGCAACTGCTTCTGCTATTGTTAAGTATGTGAGTCAGAAAGCTGGTATCGGAGTAGGAGCTGGCCGTATCCGTGCGATTGGTTCGCCTATCCGTAACGGTGATACTGCTCATACTGGTGTCATTCCTTTCTATAAACATTTCCAGTCAGCTGTCAAATCCTGTTCACAGGGTGGTGTTCGAGGCGGAGCAGCTACTCTCTATTATCCGGTCTGGCATCTTGAGGTCGAGGATCTTCTAGTTCTTAAGAACAACAAAGGAACTGAAGACAACCGAGTCCGTCATATGGACTATGGCGTCCAATTCAATCGCCTTATGTATCAGCGGCTGCTAACTGGTGGTGATATTACCCTGTTCTCTCCTTCAGATGTTCCTGGACTTTATGAGGCGTTTTTCCAGGATAATGATAAGTTTGAAGAACTTTATAGTAAGTATGAGCGTTCCACCAAGATTCGCAAGAAAACTGTATCAGCCATTGATCTGTTCTCTTCATTTATGCAGGAGCGTAAAGATACTGGTCGCATCTACCTTATGAACGTTGATCACGCGAATGACCATAGTTCTTTTGACAAGATTGAGGCAACGATTTATCAATCGAACCTTTGTTCCGAAATTGATCTACCAACTAAACCATTAAAGAATATTGATGATCCAGAAGGTGAGATTTCGCTCTGCACTCTTTCTGCGATCAACTGGGGTAAAATTAAAGATGTTACTGATTTCGAGCGTCCTTGCACTCTTGCTGTCCGCGCTCTTGATGCTCTTCTTGACTATCAGGAATACCCTGTTCTCGCGGCGCATAACTCGACTATGGCAAGACGTCCCCTTGGTATTGGCATTATTAATTTTGCTTATTGGCTTGCAAAAAATGATTTAAACTATCAGGATATTGATGAGAATGGTCTTGCTAAGGTGCATGAGTATGCAGAAGCTTGGTCTTATTATCTTATCAAGGCTTCTGTCGAACTAGCAAAGGAGAAAGGTGCACCTAGTAAATCTAATCAGACTAAGTATGCAGCTGGATTGATGCCAATTGATACTTACAAAGAAGCGGTTGACGAATTGGTAAAACCAGTTTATAATATGAACTGGGAAGAACTGCGTGAAATGGCAAAAGAATATGGTATTCGTAACTCCACTCTTATGGCATTGATGCCTTCCGAGACTTCAGCGCAGATTGCCAATGCTACGAATGGTATTGAACCCCCACGCAGCCTTGTATCTGTTAAACAATCAAAGGATGGTGTTCTTAAGCAGGTTGTTCCTGAAGTAAGGAAACTCAAGAATAAGTATGACCTACTCTGGGATCAAAAATCTCCTGAAGGTTATCTTAAAATTATGGCTGTTCTTCAGAAATTTATTGACCAAGGTATTTCAGTCAACACTTCTTACAATCCAACATTCTATGAAGATGAAAAGATTCCTATGAGCGTTATGCTCCAGCATCTACTCATGTTCTACAAACTTGGTGGAAAACAGCTATATTATTTCAACACCTTTGATGGCGCTGGCGAATATGAAGAGAAACTTCCAGAACTAGAGTCTGGGCAAATTGATGATGAAGATTGCGAAGCTTGCAAGATTTAAGGAGGAATAAATGTCTTTTTCGGTATTCGATTCTAACAATAAAAAAGATCACATGGAAGTTCGGGCGTTCTTTGATGACGCTCCAACTGTCGCTCGATATGATAAACAGAAATACCCTTTCCTTGAAAAACTGACTGACAAACAGCTTGGGTTTTTCTGGAGACCAGAAGAAGTTGATATTTTTAAAGATTCTAAAGACTTTAAATCATTGACGGAACATGAGCAGCATATCTTTACTAGCAACCTTAAAAGGCAGATTCTACTTGATTCTGTTCAAGGGCGCGCTCCAACTGCTGCATTTGGACCTATTGTATCTCTACCAGAACTAGAGAATTGGGTCATTACTTGGGCGTTTAGTGAGACTATCCACAGCCGCTCTTATACTCATATTATTCGTAATATCTACTCGAGTCCTTCTGAGGTGTTTGATGGTATTACGGATATTCCTGAGATTCTAGATTGTGCTGATGATATCAGCGAATACTATGATAAACTTATTGAATTGAATGATGACAAGAATCCTGAATACGGTTCTTATGAACACAAGAAAGCTTTGTGGCTTACTCTTATGTCAGTTAATATTCTAGAAGGTGTTAGATTCTACGTAAGCTTTGCATGTTCCTGGGCGTTTGCAGAGCTTAAGAAAATGGAAGGCAATGCTAAGATTATCAAGTTTATTGCTCGTGATGAGAACCTTCACCTTGCAGGAACTCAACAGCTATTAAAGGCTCTGCCTAAAGATGACCCGGATTTTGCGAAAATTGCTAAAGAAACTGAAGAAGAATCTATTAAGCTTTTTGTGGCGGCTGCTGACCAAGAAAAGTCTTGGGCTAAATATTTGTTCAAGGACGGATCTATGATTGGACTTAACGAGAGATTGCTCGGTGACTATATAGAATGGATTGCGAATAAAAGAATGACCGCTGTTGGCTTACCTTCGCCCTATAAGGGTGGTTCTAATCCTTTGCCTTGGACTCAGAAATGGATCAGTGGTGCAGAAGTTCAAGTCGCGCCTCAGGAAACTGAGATCACAAGTTATGTGGTTGGTGGTGTTAAGAAGGATGTTAACGAAGAAACATTTAAGGGGTTTAGTCTATAATGTCAAGAGAAGAAATACCAACTCAAACATGTGAAGAGTGTGAAGCTGAATTCACAGTTCTTCATGGAGAACTTGATCAACCAACTTTCTGTCCTTTCTGTGCAGCTGATCTAGAAATTGATCTAGATGAGGACACTGAATGGGAAGCTGAAGATTGGGACGAAGAGGAACTATAAATACTCCAAAAATTGGAGTAGTTTATGGATTATCCTTGGCATCATGATGGTAAGCCTTTAGAAGAAGCTTACAGACAAGAACTAATTGAGGAGGGGGTTATCGGATTTGTATACTGTATAACTGAAATACCAACTAATAAGAAATATATTGGTAAGAAGTTATGGGTGTCAAAAAGAAAACTCCCTCCTCTAAAAGGACAGAAACGTAAGAGAACTAAAATAGTTGAAACAGATTGGCGAACATATTACGGTAGTTCCGATCTAGTTAACCAGCTTCTTAAAGAAAATGGTGAGAGACATTTTCACAGAGATATCTTACATTTCTGTTACAACAAATCAGAGCTAAGTTATCTAGAAGCTAAAGAGCAGTTTGATAGAAACGTATTGCTTTCAGACGAATACTATAATGGCATTATCAACTGTAGAATAGGGAGTAGAGGTCTTGAGCGACTCAAATGAAAACACTTATACTCAAAGGCAATGGGATCGAGTAGTCGGTTGGGGTAAAGTTCCTAAAGAATACGAAACTCCTAAGAAATGATCGAACAAGATTACCAAGCTTATTTGAAATATAAACGTCATAGAAAATGGTTCAATAAATTATATGTTTCAGAAATACTTGGTTATGATTGTGGTCCTTCCGGAATAGCGCCAACTAAATCTGGTAAATACGTAGTTAGACCTATATACAATTTAAGCGGTATGGGCGTCGGCGCTGAGGTGAAAGAAATAGAAGCGGGTGACATTTCGAAAACGCCTCCTGGTTATTTCTGGTGTGAGTTCTTTGAAGGGAATCAGTATTCAGTTGATTACGAATTTATCCATGGCTTGGTTGGTGAATGGAGACCTTTAAGCTGTTACCGTGGGGTTAAAAACGAAACCAATCTATCAAAGTTTACTTCTTGGCATAAAGACGATTACTATCCCGATGTGCCTAGACAGTTTAATGAGCTTTCAGAAGTTTCTATAATTAACATAGAATTTATAGAAGATAAACCTATTGAAGTTCATTTGAGGGAATCGCCAGACCCAAAGTGTAAAGATTTTGTTCCTATTTGGTCAGAAGATCAAGAAACGCTTGACTTTTTTACTGAGTTAGGTTATACTTATATTGAGTCCTATGAAGACGCTGATGGATTCCTAGAGACTCCGAGACTAGGATTTA